ATTGACCTTAAACTGCCAATTTCTGTAGGGAAACCCACTGAACATCCCATCGAACGCAAGTACGATGTGATTCGGACCCTGCTTGCTACGGGGAATCACCGCATTGCCTCTGAAATGCATGGTGTTGCACTAAGTACACTACGTCAATGGAAGAAAACCCAATGGTGGCCTGAGCTTCTTGATGAAGTTAAGCGTGAACAACGAGAAGAACTACAGTCCAGACTAGGTAAAATTGCTGCTGTTACCCTGGATATCATGGAAGACCGTTTAGAGAACGGTGAATTTATCCTAAATAACAAGACAGGGGAACTAATTAGAAAGCCGGTAGGGCTTCGTGATGCTAACCAAGCCATGAACAACCTAATGACCCAGGCTACTAAAATAGAAGAGCTTAACAGTAAAGAATACCACGCTGATGAAACAGTTGCCGATGTGCTTAAACAGCTTGCCGGTGAGTTTGCTAAGTTTAATAAAAAGAATACTAAGAACGTCGTAGACGTAGAATTCAAGGAAGTTTAATGCCCTACATGACCAACGGTAAACGCGATTACAAAAAAGAAGTCGCCAAATATACCTCTAAGCCTGAAGTCGTTGCCAAGCGCGTTGAACAAAACAAAGCCCGTCGAATTATGGAAAAAGAGGGCCTAGTGCGTAAGGGAGATGGCAAAGATGTGGATCATAAGACTCCTCTGTCAAAAGGTGGTAAGACTACGCGATCTAATTTGCGAGTTTCTGATAGCTCTGCTAATCGGTCTTTTAGCCGTAACTCTGACTCTTCTCTTAAAAGCCAGCGATCCAAAAAAGGTAAATAAAGATGATTATTGAGACTGCCTTAATCTCAGCTTTAGCTCCTGCAGCTATTGACGCCGTTAAAACTTTGTTTGGTGGGCTGTCTCGTCGCATTGGTGGACTGTCCGTAGATGATGAAGTCAAGTTAGCTAACTCTGATATTCAGCGTCTAGAGGCTCTAGCCAAGCTAGATAATCCAGCAGGTACTCCTTCCCAGTGGGTTGTGGATCTAAGAGCTAGCTTCCGTTATATTGCATCCGGTGTTATGGTTATTGGTGGTATTGCTCTTGTGTGGTACGGCCTATCAATTGCTTCCAAGGAACTAAGCGAAGCTGGCGTATCTATTGCCTTAGCCCCGAGTTCGTTTATTCTTGGTGAGCGTATGCTACTGAAGTTCAAGAAATAAGTGCAATTAACTAGTGATATTATAGCCGGTTTCTCAGGAAGCCTTTTACAAAGAAATTATGATGCAGCCGTTGAATCCCCTGCGTGTCACATCGAATGGTGGGACTTATGTACGTCTGATGCGCCAAAAGTCGCCATTGCCGCTCCACGCCGACATGCCAAAAGCACCGCAATTACTCTGGCGTACATACTGGCAAGTGTACTGTTTCGCCACAGGAAGTATGTCCTAGTAGTATCTGATACTATTACCCAAGCTACCCAGTTCCTTGGAGACATCAAGAAAGAACTGTTAGACAACGACAAGATCAACAGACTCTTCAAGATTAAAGAGTTTGAAAAGGATACAGAAGACGACGTTATTGTTACCTGTGAAGACGGGCATCAGTTTCGTATCTCTGCCAAGGGTTCCGAGCAGAAACTCCGTGGTCTAAAATGGAATAACAAACGCCCTGACCTAATCGTTGGGGATGATCTGGAAAACGATGAAATCGTTATGAACCCAGATCGTAGAACAAAGTTTAAACGTTGGTTCTATGGTGCTCTAGTACCATCACTAGCAGTTGGTGGTTTGATTCGGATTGTAGGAACTATCTTGCATGAAGACTCCCTATTAAACAACTTAATGCCTAGTGAATATGACCGAAATACAGTTGTCGAAGAACTCAAGGTTTGGAGCAAAAATACTAATGCTAGTTGGAAAACCCTCAAGTATCGTGCCCACTCTGACGACTTCAAGCACATTCTTTGGCCTCAACGTTACGAGGCTGAGTGGTTTATTCGAGAGCGTCAAGATTTCTTGGATCGAGGATTATCGGACGTATATTCGCAAGAATACCTCAACCTTCCAATCGATGAGTCTGTAGCTTACTTTAAACGTGGTGATTTTCTAAGCGAAACTGCTGAGGATCGTAAGAACAAACTAAACTACTACATTACAGCTGACTTGGCTATCTCTGAAAAAGAGACTGCTGACTACTCTGTGTTTTTAGTAGCTGGTGTAGATGAGAATAAGATCATCCACGTTAAAAACGTGATTCGTGATCGGTTAGACGGTAGAGAGATTGTGGATACGTTGCTAAGTCTACAACGTATTTATGAACCAGAATTAGTTGGTATTGAAGAGATGCAGGTATCTAAAGCAATTGGACCTTTCCTTCGGGAAGAGATGATTCGTACAGGCACTTACTTAAACCTCAATCCAATGAAACATAATGGTAAAGATAAGATAGCTCGAGCTAAGTCAGTACAAGCGCGAGTACGCGCACATGCAATTAAATTTGATAAAAGTGCTGACTGGTATCCTGTCTTTGAAGACGAGCTTTGTAAGTTCCCTCGTGGAACTAAAGATGACCAAGTAGACGCCTTTGCGTATTTAGGTCTTATGCTAGATTCACTAATCGAAGCGCCTACTAAGGCTGAAACAGAGGACGAAGAATATCACGATGAACTTAACAGAGCAAACCTCGGAAATGACGGAAGATCAGTCGCCTGCGGGTACTGAAGATTTCCGTGCTCTAATTGAGAGCACCAATCTTATTAAGAAGTTTAAAGAGAAGCAGCTCATGGAGCTTGCTGAACAGGTGTCTTCTGGTTTTGAGCATGATCTTACTAGTCGTGCTCAGTGGGAAAAAGCAGCTAAGGACTGGACTGATTTAGCACTACAAGTGCGTCAAGATAAGACTTATCCTTGGACTGGTGCAGCTAACGTTAAATATCCAATGCTGTCCACTGCAGCCATGCAGTTTAATGCTCGTGCGTATCCTGCTCTTATTCCTTCTGATGGGTCTATTGTCAAAACTATAATTATCGGTAGTGACCCAACTGGTGAGAAGAAGCAACGCGCTGATCGCGTAAGTAAGTACATGTCCTACCAAGTCCTAAAAGAAATGGATGGTTGGGAAGAGGACATGGACAAGCTACTAATGATTCTGCCTATCGTTGGAATGGCTTTTAAAAAGACATACTTCAATTCAATTACCAAACGTAATGTCTCAGAATTAGTTCTTCCTCGCAATCTAGTGGTTAACTATTGGACTAAGAATCTAGAAGAAGCAGACCGCATCTCAGAGATTATCATGATGCCACAGCGGGTACTAAAATCCCGTCAGATGGCCGGTATTTTTAATAAAGTAGAACTTGGTGAACCATCAGTAGTCGTCGAAAGCACAGAAAATGTAGCAAATCGTCAAGACGAAACAATGCCATACTACATTGTAGAACAGCATTGTTACTTTGATAAAGATGGTGACGGTTACCCTGAACCCTATATTGTAACCTTTGAACGCTTTAGTAAAACAGTGCTACGTATTGTTGCACGTTTTGAAGAAGACTCAATCTCCGTAAGTGAAGATGGTAAACTACAAGAAATTCGGCCAATCCAATACTACACTAAGTATGGTTTTATTCCTAATCCCGATGGTTCTTTCTATGACATCGGTTTTGGTGTTCTTCTTGGTCCTTTAAACGAATCAGTAAACACCCTAATCAACCAACTGCTAGACAGTGGTCACCTATACAACCTCCAAGCCGGTTTCCTTGGTAAAGGTCTGAAGATGAAGATGGGTGAGACAGCCTTTAAGCCAGGTGAGTGGAAAACTCTCAATGGTGCTATGGGCGATGATCTAAAGAAGCAGATTCTTCCGCTTCCTGTTAAAGAGCCCTCCTCTGTGCTATTCCAGTTAATGGGTACATTGGTAACCTCTGGTAAGGAGCTTGCTTCTGTTGCTGAAATCTTTACTGGTAAGATGCCAGGACAGAATACCCCAGCGACTACTACGATGAAAGTTTTTACAGCAGTCTACAAGCGCATCTATCGCGCGTTGGCTTCTGAGTTTAAAAAGCTATATGAGCTTAACCGTGTATATGTAGATCCTAGCCAATACCAAATGGTTATTGATGCACAAGTAGGTCCACAAGACTTTGACGTTAAATCATATGACGTGTGTCCAGGTGCTGATCCTAACGCGCTGTCACAGTCAGAGCGCTTGATGAAAGCCCAAGGTTTGCTAGAACTACTACCTATTGGTATTCTAGATCCAGTAAAAGTTATTGGTCGTGTGCTAGAAGCGCAAGAACAACCAAACTGGCAGGAACTATTGAACCAGCAAGTCCAGCAGTCTGGACAGTTTGAACCACCACCTGATCCCAAGATGCAAGAGATGCAAATGAAGGGTCAAATGGAACAACAAAAGATTGCTATGCAAGCACAGCAAGCACAACAGAAAATGGAAGTTGATGCTCGTGGCAAGCAGGTAGAGCTTGCAATGAAGTCACAACAACATGCACAAGACATGCAGCATAAAATGCAAATGGCACAGCTAGATGCTGCCGAAAAAGTGCATATGCAACGTATCTTCTCGGCCGAAGCTCAGGCCAAAGCAGTCCAAGGACTAACGCAAAGTGAGCAATCTCATCAACAGAAGATGACACAAGAAAGGGAAAAATCATCGCAACAAAAGAGCAATGGAACGCCTGGAAAGACTCGGGCTGTACAAAAGAAATCTTCACCGCGTTCCAAGTAAGGAAATCAGTCCTTCTAGAGCACCTTGAAAATAACGCCGGTAAAGAGCCGGATCAGGATCGCTACCACACAGGTTATTTAGCCGCTGTTAACGATCTACTAAAAATGGAATTTGTGGAAGAGGAGCCTCATCCAGATGATTAAGACACCGCTACATAGAGTAACAATTATTCCTTTTGATGTTGATGAGTGGGATGAAACACGAAAGAAAGCAAAGTCTCTCGGGTTTGCCCTACCAGATGCTGATTCTGGTGGCGTCCGCGCTAAAGCTAGCGTAGACATGGGCACTGTGTTTCAGATTGGTCCTACAGCATTCAAGGACTTTGGTGATGTTCCGGTAGTTGTAGGTGACACTGTTGCTTACGTTAAGAACTCCGGTAAGTTTCTCAAAGATCCTTTTGACCAGAAAGAATATCTGATCCTAAACGATGAAGACATCGTAATGGTATTTACAAAGGAATAATATGAACGAAGAACTTAATCCACAAGAAGGTCAAGAACAAGCACCGGAACAAAAGGTAGACATCTTTACCGAACGTGCAATGGAACTTGGCTGGCGTCCCCAAGAAGAATGGCAAGGCGCTCCTGAAGACTTTATCGACGCTAAAGAGTTTGTACGGCGTCAGCCTCTGTTTGAAAAGATTGAACATCAATCTCGAGAAATGAAGGCGCTACGATCTGCGTTTGATGCGTTTAAAACTCATCACTCAAAGGTCAAAGAAGTAGAATATAATCGTGCTCTAGCGGCTCTAAAAGCTGAAAAGCGACGCGCACTATCAGATGGTGAGACTGAACGTGCTCTGGTTATCGAAGATAAAATCGACGAAATCCAAGGGCAAAAAGAACAGTTTGAGCAAGATACTGCTTCTATCCAAGTAGAAGAAACACCAACTACACGACCAGAGTTCGTGCGGTGGACAAACGAAAATAGCTGGTACGGCAAAGATCGCGCAATGACCGCGTTTGCTGACAAGCTGGGTGTAGAACTCGCACGCGAGGGCTACTCTCCTTCAGAGGTACTTTCACAAGTAACCAAAGAAATTAAACAAGAGTTTAAACACAAATTCACCAATGTACGGCGAGACCGTGCTGGTGCAGTAGAAGGCGGTTCCCGTGCTTCTGCTACAACTGAATCTGACTTCTCAATGTCAGACGACGAGCGTCGTATCATGAATCGCCTAGTATCTGCTGGCGCGATGAGTAAAGAAGACTATATCAAAGAACTTAAGCGAGTCCGAGGTTAATCATGACTGTAGAAAAAGTAACCCGAAAAGAGCGTCCAAAGCGGACGCCAATTAATGGTCGCAATGTGCTAACCGTAACTGGGAAAGATCCCGCATACGTGTACCGTATTGTGAATGATGTGGGAGACCGTATCAGTACATTTAAAGAAGCTGGCTACGAGCTAGTGGAGAGCACCGCTGTAAAAGTAGGTGATCGCCGTCTAGACTCAGCAACAGCTGAGGGCTCTAAAGCTCAAGTATCTGTGGATGGTTCCGGCACTAAAGCCTTTGTTATGCGAATCCCTAAGGATTGGTATGCAGAGGATCAAGCAGCCAAACAAGCCCATGTGAACGAGCTAGAGCAAACAATTAAAAAGGAAGCTCTCTCTAAAAATGATCTATCTTCGGGCAAACTCGAATTTACCCGCGATTAAGTTTTTAGGGGAGCTATTTTTGGAGTAATGCAAAATGGCATCTGTTCTAGCGGGCTTTCGCCCTGTTAAACATCTGAATGGTTCCCCATTCAACGGCCAAGTTAATCGTTACATGATCAGTGTCTCTGATACTGCTGCGACGAACGTTGGTGACTTTGTACAACTATCTGACAATCCTGCTCTGGAAGACCTCGCCGGCGGCGGTGTATATCCTGCAGTAGAGCGTATTGGCTCTGGTACTGCCGTACCGATTGTTGGTGTAATCGTAGGCTTTGAAGTAGACTATAGCAACCTGAATCAAGGGACCTATCGTGCTGCTTCTACTCGTCGTGTCGCTCTTGTGGCCGACGCCCCTGATCTTATTTTTGCCGCACCTCAGGACGGCACTGGCGGCGTAGTCGCTGCTGCTTCTGTTGGCCTAAACGTTGCCATTAACCTAGGTACTGCTCAAACAGTAGCTCCGTGGGCTTCTGGTATGAACGTTGACAGTTCAACTGTTGCAACTACTGCAACTCTACCGCTGCAAATTATGGGTGTTGTCGCTTCCCCTGATAACGACGTAACCTCTACTGCTCGACCTGCTGAACTGCTTGTGCGTATCAACACACATGCGTTTAATGCTGCTGGTCTGGCTGGTGTATAAGGAGTAGTATATGTCTATTATCAATAGTGGAAGTTTTGCAAAAGCCCTATGGCCCGGCGTTAATGCTTGGTATGGCAAGGCTTATAGTGAGTACCCAGTCGAGTACACTAAGCTGTTTGAAACGTACAAATCAACTCGTGCGTTTGAAGAAGATGTCGGCGTGTCTAGCTTTGGTCTAGCAGTTGTTAAGCCTGAAGGCGCACCAATTGTTTATGACTCAGAGCGTCAGGCTTACATCACCCGCTACTCACACGTAGTCTACGCTCTTGGTTTCATGATCACTCGTGAAATCATGGACGACGACATGTATGACGTAGTTGGTCAGCGTAAAGCTCAGGGTCTCGCTTTCTCAATGCGTCAAACAAAAGAGATTGTGGCTGCTAACGTGTACAACCGTGCCTTCACTGCAGCGTATGCTGGTGGTGACGGTAAGGAACTGGCTGCTACAGACCATCCGCTGTTTGCTGGTGGCACGTTCTCGAACGAGCTATCAACTGCAGCTGACCTAAGTGAAGCAGCTCTGGAGCAGGCTCACATTGACATTGCTGGTTTCGTCAATGACCGTGGTCTACTGATTAGCGTTCGTCCTAAGAGCCTGATCATCCCTCGTCAACTGATGTTTGAAGCCAAGCGCATCACTGCGCCTACTGGCCGTCCTGGTACGGATACCAACGACGTGAACGCAATGAAGGCTATGGGTCTGGTTCCTGAGGTTATTGTTAACCACTACCTAACTGACTCTGATGCCTGGTTCCTACGGACTGACGTGCCACACGGCATGAAGCATTTCGAGCGTCGTGCTGATAGCTTCGATATGGATAACGACTTTGACACCGAGAACGCCAAGTTCAAAGCGACAGCTCGTTACTCATTCGGTTGGACCGATCCACGCGGCATTTTTGCTAGCCCTGGCGCTTAATTAAACTCGGGGGACTAACCCTCCCCCGTTAACAAGGAGATAATTATGGCCTATGCTAGTCCAAACATGTCTTACCCGAAACCTCGGAGTACCATGCAAAAGATTATTGCTATTGCTCGAACTGATTCTACTACAGCAAAATGTGCGCTTCCAAAAGACGCAGTTATCAGCTCTATTACTTGCTACCAAGCAGTAGCTGCTGGTACTAACGCTGCCACATGGACTGTCGGCTGGACTGGTGCAACTACTGCAGTGCTTAACGCATTTTCTGCAGGCACTACGTCGGTTGGTCTGATCCATCCGGGTCTTGCTGCTGGTACTGCTGTGTTTACTAAACTGGATTCAGATAAACAAGTCTTTGCAACATTTGGTGGTACATCTGTCTCAGGTGGCACTGGTTTTGTTGTTATTGATTACTTTATCGCCGGTCCTGGTGAAAGTGTAGACGACTAAGTCCAATTGGGGTGAAAAGCCCCATATTAATTTTAAGGTGAGGTGATACAAATGGGTAATGTTTACGTACGTTCCGGGCATGTTAGAAATATTCTAACTGACGCCACATCAACAGTTAATGGCTCTTGGCAATTTAAAGACGCACCTAAAACTGCAATTCAAGCAACCGTATCTGGTACTGGTGCTGTTTCTGCAACTGTTGTAATTGAGGCGTCTAATGACGCTCTGTTTGCTGTTTCTACAGCTATTGGCACCATTACTCTAAGTGGTACTACTAGCTCTACCGATGGGTTTACAACGGACGCTCCGTGGAAATATATCCGAGCCAACGTTACGGCTATTTCCGGGACTTCTGCTACTGTTAATGTGATTGTGAGTTCCTAATGAGTGTATCTGTTAATGCTAACGTAGCTGGTACTTCGACCGGTGGTGGTGGTACAGTTGATCTGTCCACGCCCTGGACCGCCGAAGGTGCCCAAATTGTTCCTGACGCCAACATTGTCCTAACAGCTAATGCTGGTACTATTAATATGGCTAAAGCCATTAATACAGTGTCTTCAGCTGTAGACATCGGATTAACCTTCAACTCTACGCCTGCAGTGGATACTATTGTTGGCCTATTAGTTACTAATACATCAAGCACCGTAAACATTTCAGTAACCATTCCTACAAGCACTAACGTCAAAAACGGTGCTGTTGTTACAAACTTCTGGGTTGCAAAAAGTTCTCGAGCGTTTGTTCAGTGGCGTTATACTGGTACGGATTATGAATTACATGGTGAGCCAGGGTTCTTAGATAACCTAAACTCTACTAGCAGCCCAATCTCTGCGGATGGTGTGTTAAGGGGTTACGGCCCTGGCTCACGCTGGATTAAAAATACAGCTACAGCTAAACTGTGCTACACTTGTGTGGACAACACATCTGGTGCAGCTAAGTGGACCGCATCTGCTGTCAAATTGCTAGGTTCAGCAAGTGGGTCCAGTGCCTCGGTTGATGCAACAAGTTTTGACGTTGGTAATTTAGGTAGTAATTTATATACCATGCAGACTGTGTTTGTGGTAGCCACATCAAACATACAATTTAATACATCCGATGTTGGTTCTACTATTGTTTTTGATGCCACTGGTGAATTACAGTTTTCAGCAGGCGCTGGTATACTTATTGGAGGCAGCAGCACTGTTCCTATTGGGTTTTTTGGTGCAGCCGGTGTTGCTCGACCAACCACAGCTTCTGCTGCGGCTACTGTAGCTGGTTCTGGTGGTACTACTGTTACTACAGGTTCTACTTTTGATGGCTACACAGTTGCCCAAGTTGTAAAAGCACTACGAGACTTCGGTCTATTAACATGATTCTTGCGGGCTTTAAATCAAACACTAAAGCTCCAACAACAAACTACCAAGATAGTATTCCTATTGTTGTTCCTGCTGGAACAGCTCCTACTACTAGCGACTTTCAACCGTTAGCGGCACCTAATTTAAATAAGACACTTATTGTTGTAAATAGTAATACTTCAACAAATACGCTGTCAACTAGTGTTGCGGATTGGTATGCTGCAGCAAGGAATTTAGATGGTGGTGTACCTGGAGACTATTATTGGGTTTCTTTTGATTTTGGTACAGGACGATTAGCTACATCTTATGGAGACGCTATTGCAGATATTGCCGCGCCATACAAACTAATTAATAGCGCTAGTAGTCCTATTGTTTGTACTGGTGTCTCAGCAAAATGTGGTAGAAACGATGTTGTAGGGTTTGGTGTTACTAAAACTATTAGTGAGCTTGTAGCAACAAATGGTATTCACTGTATTCTAGTAACCCCTGGTGTACCTAGTGGTGTCACTGGTTATCCTGTGCAATTTGGACAGTTTCCTCATGCAACAGAAGTCTATTTGTCCCTTGTTGCTCGTCTAAAAGAAGCAGCGACAAACACTGGAATTAGTAGTTCATACCAATTTGGGACACACAGTAATCCCACAATATTGACACCCGAAGCCACAAGAACTTTGCCGGCATCCAGGTCACTAGATGTCGCAAGGCCAATGTGGGGCCGGATCGGTTGGGTAGAACTTGGATACAACGAAGTGTTTTCTACACTTGCTCAAGTCCAAACAATTGTCAATAACGCTATCACAAATGAGGCAATTGCAAATAAGTCTAAGTTACACATCCTTGGCGGAACGGCGTACATATACGGCGGTGGCACAGTAAATTCTTTAGCCACAAATTATGTTGGGGCTGCTTCAGGATTTACTAACTATGGGCATATTGACACACCAACTGACTACGGAAATACCCTAGACTCACAGCCTGGAGCATTAAATGATGAGCGTGATTACTGGGCTACAAAACCAGCTTGGGCAAGTGCTACACCTAAAGCGGAGTATTATCTTTCTGGTACAAATCGACAGTGGCTACAATTAGCGGGTGGTGGTCTTGTTCAGCCTTTTGCTGTAGTATCACCAAGACTAGATCCTGAGCTAACAACAACATACAGTGATCGTTGCACCTTTCAGTCTGGTGGTTGGGCTTATTCATGGATGTCTGCTGCATACAACATGGGTTTATTCTCATTAAAAAATGGAGCATCCATGAGTTTCCTAGTAACATCTGAACCAGGAGCTATTGGTCTTGCTGATTCAGACGCTATGCTAAAGGCCCTGTCTTTAGGTTACTCAGGTGCGGAAGCTGTGTATCGTTGTCCAGCTAAATTAATTGGACCAACTCAAAACAATATTACAAATGCTGGGTATTTACATGGTGTAACCACTGTGTGGGGTGATCCCCTTTACCGCCCGTATTTAACGGCTTAAGTTTAAGAGGACATTAATGGACCCTACAACATTTGCATTAGCTGGAGTAATCATTAACCTTCTTTTAGGTGGTGTTGTCTGGTTTATGAAACAAGCATATAATGATTTAAAAGAGCAAGTTAAAGAGCATAAAGTAGAACTTGATAAAGTCAAAGATACTTATTTTAAAAAAGAAGATTTCAGAGACTTTAAAGAAGAACTATGGACTAGACTTGATAAGATGGAAGTTAATTGGGCTGCAAAGATCAATGAGCTACATAAATAATAACTATTTTAAACGGGGTTCGTGGAACGTAATCTGTGATGTCTGCGGTGTTCGCCACAAAGCTGATCAGGTACGTAAGCGCTGGGATGGGCTTATGGTATGTGCCGAAGACTGGGAAACAGACCATCCACAGAAGTTTCTACGAGTAAGGTCTGATCCAAAACCAGTTCCTTTTGTTCGTAGTGAACCTGCTGATACTTTTGCAGACACAAGAGCTATTGCCGGGATAGCTGTAGCAGGTATTGCCATAGCTGGTGTAGACTATTATTTAAACGGCCCACAAAATCTTTAAGGTATAACACTTATGGCTACATCAGGTAATATTACTTGGGAACTAAATCGCAACGAACTAATCGAAGCAGCCTACCGCAAATTAGGTATTCCAGGTGAAGGTAACACGTTAACAGCAACACAGTACACAGATGGCCTACAGGCGCTTAATGCTGTAGTTGCTCTAGCGGTTACCGATGGTATGTCTCTGTGGAAGCGCACAATTTATACTGCAACCCCATCAGCATCCAGTCAAGTATACACCCTCACAGGGGCTGTTAAAACGGCTCAGGTTATCTTAAAAGACGTGACTAGTGGGGTACAGTGGGAACTAGAAAATAAAAGCCTCTATGACTTCTATAAGCTCCCTGCTGGGGCTATTGGTGTCCCAGTCAATTACATGTGGCAACCAACCATTTCTGGTGGTACTGTGAGCATCTGGCCTTTGATTTCTGATAGTGGAACTATTGCCAATAAGCAGATTCTGATTATCTATCAAAAAGAGTTTGATGGTTTTACTACAACAACTACTGACACTTTAGACTTTCCTCCATACTGGACACAAGCTATTATCTACAAAACAGCAGTTGCCCTGGCACCGGAGAATGGTGTTCCAATTGCAGATCGACAGGATCTTCGCACTGAAGCTCAGATGTATTGGGGTCAGGCAACATCCTATAGTGATGAAGATGGTAGCTTACTAATTCAGCCTTACACACAAGGATAATATGGCTTACACAGCATCTCCACAATTTAACACATACAAGACTGTTCCCGTGAGTGTTTCCGGGAAAGTAATGTATCGCAACGGGGATACTACAGCAGAACGGGATCTACAGATTGTTAATATGTACTACGATACCGTGTTTCAAGACTCACAGAATCGTTCTGCAATTAAACGTCTTAAAAAAAGACCTGGTATTGCTGCAACAGCCTATAGTTTAAGCAAGAGCGCTGTTGGTGATGACATTCGTGGTTACTTCTATGATCCTGATCAAAACGCTTTCTACTGGGCTGTAAACAACAAGATTTATGCTGTCAAACCAGACGTAGGAACCACAGTAAGAACAGTAGCAACTTTGACGACATCATCTGGTATGGTTGGATTCTGCTCTTATTTGAAAAGCGATAACACACGCTATGTGTGTGCTTCTGACGGGACTGACCTTTGGATTGATGACCACGTTGCTGGCACTTGTGCAAAAGTTGTTGATGTCGATTTACCAACACCACACGAGCCCTCCCCAGTATATATTAACGGATATATTTTTCTAATCAAGAAAGACACTGGTGATATCTACAACAGTGACTTAGATAATCCGACATCCTGGACCCCTGGTGATTTTATCACTGCAGAGATTAGCTCGGACTATTTAACACGTCTCTATAAATCTCGCAATTACATTATTGCGTTAGGTAACAACAGTGTTGAATACTTTTATGATGCTGGCATTGCTACTGGTAGTCCTCTACAGCGTAATGACTCACCAGTACGTTCCACCGGATACATTAGTGGAATGTGCCAGATTGCTGATGCACTATTGTTTGTAGGACAAGATTTAAAAGAAAACGTTTGCGTGTACTCTCTGGATGGATTTAATCTTACAAAGATTTCCACACCAGTAGTAGAGAAAACTATTCAGACTTATGTCTCGACTGCTAACGCAAAGTCTAGAGTTCTTTTAGATAAACTGGGTTACTCTATGTCTGTAGACGGCCACACGTTCTACGTGTTACCACTTTCAAATACTACTTGGGCTTACGACATTAATGAAAAAGAGTGGTATGAGTGGAAAAACAGTGACGGGACTGGTTTAGCGATTCAAGCAACTTGGACTATGATTAATGGTTCTCAGTACGTGGCTGTAGATGGTCACGCTAACGTAGGCGTATTTTCACCATCTGTGTATCAGGACTACGACGAGAACTTTACGTGTAGATACACTTCAGAGATTGTTGATGCTGATACTTTTAACTGGAAGTATGCTCATCGCCTTTTTATTGATTGCAGTCAAGAAGGCGTAACAGATACCAGTAACGTGGTTGTGACTTGGAGTGATAAAGACTGGAAGCAAGCTGCAGCAGCTCAAAGAAATATTAATGTATTTAGTATTTCCCCACAAATACACAAACTTGGTAGATTCCGCAAACGGAGTTTTCGATTTGAGTACACGGATAATTACCCCTTTTGGTTGCGCGGTTTTGCGCTAGACATTAACGTAGGACAAACATAATGGCAGATACAAACTTTACAGATCGCTCAACGGTTATTACTGCGGAGTGGCTAAACGATATTAATGATTACGTCTACAATGGTAGCTATATCTATGCAATTAATAAGGGTGCTGTTGGCGATGGCGTAACAAACGACACAGTTGCTCTACAAGCAGCTATTGATGATCTACCAGCTGAGGGTGGAGCTATTGACGGCTCTGGTAAAGACTACATTGTTGGTGCACTTGGTATTGGCTCTAAAATTGTCCGTTGGGTGAATTTTGGACTTGTCAACGGTAAAACATCTGATACGGCACTTCCAGGCTTACAGATGAGGGCTTCTATTGCAGCATCTGGACTGCATCAACTCGAGATTACTCCTGATATTAAAATCAGTGAGCGTGACGACTCTACTGTAATTCGTCCTGCGCTGTATCTAACAAAAGATGCTACCGCAGGTTACGCTGGTATGGGTCTTGCTAAAATCCAATGGCGTGGCACTACTTCTGCCGGGACTTTAAACACTGATGCTGGTCGTATGGATGGTGTTATTGTGGATGCTGATCCAGACACATTTACTGTTGTTATGGAAGTCAATCCACACGTAAGTGGTAATAACGAAACGCAACCAGCAATCAAATTCCAAGACGGTATCACTGTTCCTGCCACAGAAGCGCTATCTGCTGTAGCGATTACAAGTGGTGGTACTGGCTATGTAATTGGTAATACTGTAGCTATCACTAGTCCTGATAAGCAGGGTTCAGGATATACAACTCCTACTGTGACCATCACTGGTGGTGGTGGTAGCGGAGCTACCGCACTGGCTGCTGTAGCTAACGGTACAATCTATGACATTTATGTGATCAATGCCGGGTCAGGATATTCCACAGCACCCACAGTAAGTATTACTGGTGGTGGTGGTACTGGTGCAACAGCCACAGCAACAATTAATGCCGATGGCCAAGTTGAAGACATTACTGTTACTGGCGTTGGCAGCGGCTTTACTACCGCTACATGTTCTATTACCGGAGGTGGTGGCTCTGGCGCAACTGCTCGTCCAATTAGCTATAACGGTAAAATTGTAGGTGCTGTTATTACAGCTGCTGGTAGCGGCTATACATCACAACCATCCGTATCAGTAAGTGGTGGCGGTGGATCAGGCGCTGCTCTTTATGCCGACATTGTTGGAGA